AGAAGGAAGCGATCGCCGGCGGCGGCGACAACCTCAAGGAGCTGCGCCACAGCTACACCGACCAGGCCAGCGCCCTGCGCGCCGCCAGGGCTGAGTGGAACCGGCTGCAGCGCGGTACCGCCACGCTCAGCTACACCCTGGCCAAGGGCCGACCGGAGCTGACACCCGACCAGACCTACAGCCTGCTCGGCATCAAGGCCGAGATCGGCGCCATCGTCTGGCTGGGCGGAAACCTGCGCCACAGCTTCACCACGGAGAGCTACACCACCAGCCTGGAGCTGGAATCCAAGCTGCCAGACGACGACGTCGAGCAGCTGGCCGACGCGGGCAACTACACCGGCATCGTCGCCTGGTACCGCGACGAGAAGACCGGCGCCCAGCACAAGCTCACCGCTGGCGACCAGACAAACCCCAAGCGCCTGCCGCACCTCTACGCCAGCAAGGCCAACGCGCAGCGAGCTGTCGATCGGGAGTGGCAGAGGCTGCAAGGGTAGTGTTTGAATGGGGCGAACTAACCAAGGAGGATTGCCCCATGACCGATAACAACAACCCATATGCCGACTGGCCGTCGCATCATTTGCTATTTGTGAAAGTCCGCGATGGCGGTGGGCCAGAGAAGGTCGCTCACGGCGTTGCCGAAGTGCACGGAATCACTATTGAAGAACTCAAAGCCGAGTGCCGAAAAACCGGAGAAGAGTGGCTCGCTCGAGATGGTGAACTGGATCTGATCAATCAGCGGGTATATGACTGGGCACTCCGCTGACAGATGCAGTTTTTGAAGCATGAAAAAGGCGCCCGAGGGCGCCTTTCTTGTTCAACCTGGTGCGGGCGTGGCAGCAAGTGCCTCAGCAAATCGCATCAGGGCGCGACGATCCTGGTCGCTCAGCCGCCGATAGCACTGAATCAACAGTGCTTCCATGCGGGTTATGGGTTCCATCAACGGCTGGCCAACCAGATCCCCTGGTTGACTCCCTGCAGCCGGAAAAACTTCGGTCTTCATCTGCATACTCCATTCAGGCAGGTGAAGGTTGACTATGGCGTCAGGTTGCAGGGTTCTGTCTGTATCCCTTTGTATAAAAAAGAAGCCCGGCACTGGACCGGGCTTACTGCTACTTCTTATGGCTTATCGGTGGCATAGGTGGCGGCGGTGGCGGTGGCGGTGGACGCACATCGCCACGGACGTTTCGAGTTGGTGGTGGCGGCGGTGGTGGTGGTTTCTGGGCCATGGCAACTCCTAAAGGTTAGGGAATTTCACAATCACATAAGCAACCGCCGCGAATGCGACAGCGACGATCACGGCGATATTGCAGTAGTAGAGACTGGACGCTTTACGGTCATTGTTGATCGTCATGACGGACGCGCACTTCATGTAGTCGACGTAGAGAGACCGCTTAACCTCCGCTGCAACAATCTCGGCCTGGTTTGGCTCGGTTTTGTAGTACTCGAGCAACTCCTGCCTCCACGTTTCCAGGGCAGTCGGAGTCGACAAGGCACTGTCCATTTTTCCGAGTAGTGAATCCACGAAAAAGACAGCACCGATCAGCAGCGAAGCCAGCGAACATCCAAGGAGCACCCAGAACCATATCGCCGGGCCGAGCTGCAGACTCTTATGGTCACCACTGATGATCACGGCATAGAAACCGATGATGGCGACCATAACCGCCAGGGGGATATTGAGGCGGGAGAAAATCTGTTCTTTCCGGCCCTGCTCGTGGAAATAGAGCTTCTCGTAGTGGGTGAACAGCTCAGCCTCAGTCATCAGCACCAGCCCGCTCACCGGTAATGAGGTACATCACATCTACATCGGTGCGCGCCTCCAGGGCCTGCAGGTAGTCGATCGGGATGGGCTGCTCACCGGCCTCGAACAGCAGCTGGGTGAACTCCGGGCGGCTGCCCAGGTGCGCCAGCTCATGCACGGCCAGGCCTAGGCGTTCTCGCTCGGCGCGCAGGCGAGCGCCGAAGTCGCTGTCGTAGTCGAGTTCTTTACCGATCACGTGCATCTGCTCCTTGGCGGATTGATTACAGGCGGCCTGGGCTGGCTCGGACTGCCAGCACCTGGTTGGTGGCCGGGTCGAAGTCGCATTCATAGGTGTGGCCCTGGTAAGCGCCGAAGCCGTTCTGGAACTCGATCTTGTCGCCGATCAGGGTCAAGGTGCCCTTCGACTGGTCGAGCCAGCGAAAGTGGCTGAACTTCGTCTCGAAGGTGCCATCGGTCCAACGCGCGGTGAATTTGGCCAGCTTCTCGACCGGGTCCTTGCAGTACACGCCGCCGCTGATTGAGTGCTTGTCACCCCAGCACTGCAAATCCTTGCGGCACGTGGCGTCATCCACCTTCGGGGCTGCTGCAGCGTCTGGCGACTTGTCGTCGCCACCGGAGCACATCTTGAACCCGAACGCGATGATCGCCACCAGGATGATGCCGCCAATCACCTGCTGGGCAGCAGTAACTCCAGGGTTAGCCACGCCGCAATGCGGGCAGGTTTTAGCGGTGGTATCGACTTGTTGCTTGCAGGACTTGCAGGAAGTGAGTGCCACTCAATCTCTCCTTGATCAGTTGATTCCATAACAGGCAGCCCCACTGCTGCCTGCCGTTTTGCTAATGGCTGGTTGCAGCGAGCGCGGCTGTCAGTCGGCTGACGGCAGCCTTGTCTGGTTCGGGGAGTGAGCGGTACTGCTCCAGGACGGTGGATTCTTCCGGCGTGAGGCTGTCGCCCCTGAGCGGCTTGCGCTCTCCGGTGATGACGTAAAGAACGTCCACGCCTTTTTCTGCCAGTGCAGCCAGATAGCCAGCATCTGGGAAGCGCTCGCCCTTTTCGTAGTTGCCCTGGGCGTTGGCTTTAACACCGCCAATCTCGCCAAAAGTCCCCTGCGAGAGTCCGAGACGGTCCCTTTCTTCGCGCAGGCGATCACCAATTCCACTCATTCGGATAGAAAACCCCATTGACACCACTCGTTTGAGTGGTAATCTGTGCCCCATTGAACGCTTTTGAATGGTTTTGAATGATGCACGCCACCCGCACCCCAGCACAAGCAAAGGCATGGCTCGAATCGCAGGGCAAATCCGTCAAGGAGTTCGCCGAAGAGCACAGCCTCGATCCTGCAACCACCTACCAAGTCCTCGCCGGTACCAAGAAAGGCCGCCGCGGTGAAGCACACCGAGCGGCTGTTGCGCTCGGAATCAAAGAAGGCGTGGTTGCACAGTAGTGCGGCCGGCTCAAGGGGGAAACGAGAAGATGAAACGCCCGATTCTTGAAACACGCCGGCAGGTCGTGCTGGAAGTGATCAACGCCTACCCAGGCGGCCGCGAGTGTGCAGCAGCACGCCTGGGCTACCCGCTCAAGAAGTTCGACAACCACGCTTATGAGAACGCAGGGCACCGCCCGCTGACTGACGAGCAGCTGAACCTTCTGGAGCAGGATGCCGGCACCACCTTCCTGCCGGACTTCGTCTGTGGCCTCTACGGCGGCGTATTCGTGCCGATGCCAGCCAGCAGCGAGCTGGACAACCTCGACCTCTACCAGCGCTCCCTGGTGACGGACGTGGCCGAGGGCAAGGTCGACCAGATCATTTCAAAGGCTCTGAAAGACGGTCGCATCAGCGAGGCCGAGCTGGCAGACATCCTCGCCGCCCACCGCGTACACATTGCCGCACGCCATGCCGAGGTCGGCGCCGTGATCACCCTGCACACGGAGCACCAGGCATGAGTACCTACCGCCTCGTCTGCCCGCACTGCCAGAACAAGATGCGCATCCGAACCAGTGACGGTAAGCACATCTTCCTGCGCGTGGCCTACCTGCAATGCACCAACGAGGCCTGCGGCTGGTCGGTGCGCGCCCAGTTTGAGATGACGCATGAAATGAGCCCATCCGGCATGCCAAACCCAACAGTGCGCCTGCCGGTCGCCCCGGCTGCCCTGCGTCGCGAGGCCATGCGCAACCCGCACGAAAACCAGCTCGACCTTCTGGAGGCCTAAGCATGAACACCGCCAACCTGCAGCAACCCGCCCAGGATTACCGTGCCGCCATGCAGGCAGCCGCCTATGCCTTCCTGGAGCGCCACCAGGCCGAACACCTGGCAGACGAGCAAACCCTATTCAGTCGCGCCGTACAGCATCTGCAACACGTCCTGGACGTACCGCAGTACATGGCCGAGAACCTCGTGGCCCTCGCCTACGGTGAACTCCGCTCAGCTGGCCAACGCATGCAGCTGGACGTGGCCACCAGCAGCGCAGCGACCGCCATGATCACCGACCCGGCCAGCGGCCTGACCTTTGCCGTGCCGGTGGCCCTGATCGTCCGTCACCTGATCGCCACCCCGGCCCGGCGCACCCTGCGCCCAGTCGGTTAACCCACGTAACCCATGAAGCCCAGGCCTGCTGATGCGGGTATGGGCAAGTTGCACCCGAAATTCGAGGACGCCGCCATGCCAGAAGCCGTCGACATCCAGTTGCAAATGCCCAAGCCAGTAGCAGAGGCATGGCTCGCCAGCCTGCGCGCCGAGCTGCGTCGGGCCATGAGCGAGCACTGGTACGACGACCGCTACCGCACCGTGCCGGACTTCCAGCGCAGCCGCCGCATCCTCGACGACTACCCGGCCCTCGCCGGCCACAAACGCACCATCGGCGCGCTGCAAGCCGCCCTTGCCGCCAACCATTAAGGCCCGCCATACCATGCAGATGAACGACACACTACGGGGCGAGGTGCTGCGCCGCCTGGAGACTCAATACGGCCTGCAGCCCATCAGCGGCACGCCATACCTGCGCAAGGGTACCTGCCCGGCGTGCGGCAAAAAGGAGCTGTATTCGCGCAGCGACTCGCCCTGGTTCATCAAGTGCGGCCGCGAGAGCAAGTGCGGCGAGCAGTGGCACATCAAGGAGCTGTTCGACGACCTGTTCGAGGACTGGAGCAAGCGCGCCCCGGTCACCGAACAGAATCCGCACGCCTCGGCCGACCAGTATCTGCAGTTTGCCCGTGGCTTTGACCTGAGCCTGATCAAGGGCTGCTACACCCAGGACAACTACTGGAGCCAGCAGCTGTCGATCGGCAGCGCGACGGTGCGTTTCCCCCTGGAGCATGGCGGCTTCTGGGAGCGCCTGATCGACCGACCCAGCCGCTTTGGCAAGATGAAGGCCCGCTTTGCCCCCGGCAAATCGCCCAAGGGCTACTGGTGGTGCCCGCCGTGGGTAGACCTGCTGAGCGTGCGCGAGCTGTGGATCGTCGAGGGCATCTTCGACGCCATCGCCCTCGCCCACCACGGCATCGCCGCCGTGTCGGCTATGTCTTCGTCCTACTTCCCCTTCGAGTCGCTCAAGGAGCTGGCCCGCGTGCTCGGCGGCGAGAACGCCAAGCTGCCGACGCTGGTCTGGGCCCTGGACAACGAGCCGGGCGCCCACCGCTACACCCGCAAGCATGCGGCCATGGCCCGCGAGCTTGGCTACCAGTGCGAGGCCGCGCAGATCCCGCAGCGCGACAGGAAGGTCGACTGGAATGACCTGCACCAGCGCTGGATGTTCATCGATGACGCCGGCAAGCGGGCTGACCGCATGGCGCGCGACCTCAAGGAGGCCCGTTACCAGGGCGCCCTGCTGATCGCCGAAAGTGCGGCCGAGAAGGCCCTGCTGATGTACGACTGGTACAAGCGCGGCGAATTCCACCTCGGCTTCGCCAACCGCATGTACTGGTTCAAGCTCGATCTGGAGAAGTTCAACCGGGCGATGCACGACCTGGAAGACAGCGAGGATCACGACGACCAGCTGCTCAACGATCGCCAGCGCCGAGAGAAGGCACTGCAGCAGTCCGGCAGCGTGATCGAGATCGCCAACTGCTACCCGCAGGCGCTGTACTTCCAGCGCAACGAGATCACCGACGAGAGCTGGTACTACTTCCGCGTCGACTTCCCGCACGACGAGCCGACCGTGCGCAACACCTTCACCAGCGCCCAGGTGGCCGCCGCCAGCGAGTTCAAGAAGCGCTTGCTGGGCATGGCCGCCGGCGCGGTGTTCACCGGTACCGGCGCCCAGCTCGACCGCATCATCAAGGACCAGCTGTTCGGCCTGAAAACCGTCAAGACCATCGACTTCATCGGCTATAGCAAGGACTACGGCTGCTATGTGTACGGCGACCTGGCCGTGCGCGGCGGTGTGGTGGAGCGCGCCAACGCCGAGGATTACTTCGAGTTCAAGCAGCTGCGCCTCAAGACCCTGCAGAAGTCGATCCGGATGGAGATCGCCCAGGACGCCAGCACCTACCGCAAGGAATGGCTGGAGTGGCTGTGGACGTGCTTCGGCGCCCAGGGCCTTATCGCCCTCGCCTTCTGGTTCGGCTCGCTGTTCGCCGAGCAAATCCGCGCCGAGTTCCAGAGCTTCCCGTTTCTGGAGGTGACCGGCGAGGCCGGTGCCGGTAAGTCGACCCTGCTGATGTTCCTGTGGAAGCTGCTCGGCCGCCCGGACGAGGAAGGCAAAGACCCCTCGAAAATGTCCAAGGCCGGCATGCGCCGCTGGCTCAGCCAGGTATCCGGCATGCCGCTGGTGATGCTGGAGGCCGACCGCAGCGACAACGCCGGCAGCGCCGCCAAGGCCTTCGACTGGGACGAGTTCAAGCCGATGTTCAACGGCGGCAGCCTGGGCGTGACCGGTGTGAAGACCGCCGGCAACGAAACCCATGAGCCGCCCTTCCGTGGTGCCCTGGTGATCAGCCAGAACGCCACCGTTCAAGCCTCCGAGGCCATCCTCACCCGTATCGTCAAGCTGCACTTCGTCCGCCCCGAGGTCACCAGCAACAGCCGCGCGGCAGCGGACAACCTCAACCACCTGCAGGCCATGGACGTGAGCCACTTCCTGCTGATGGCGGTGCGGGCCGAGGCCGCCGTGCTGGAGACGTTTCGCCAGCAGGCCAAGGTGCATGAGCAGGCGCTGCGCGCCCTGAAAGAGATCCGCGTCGAGCGGATCATCAAGAACCACGCGCAGATGCTGGCCCTGGTCGACGCCCTGCGCCTGGTGGTGCCGTTCAGCGACCAGCAGCACGCCGCCGCCCAGCGCGAGCTGACCCGCATGGCCCTGGAGCGCCAGACCGCCATCAACTCCGACCCGCAGGAAGTGGCCGAATTCTGGGAGGTGTTCGATTACCTGCAGTCGCTGAGCGACGACCCGGTGGTCAACCACAGCAAGAAAGACGACGTGATCGCCATCAACCTCAACGAGTTCTGCGAGCGCGCCGCCGAGCACCGCCAGAGGCTGGCCGACGTGGTGACCCTGCGCACCCTGCTGCGCAACAGCCGCTCGCGGCCATTCCTAGAGAGCAACCGCGCCGTCGACAGCGCCGTGCGCGCCGCCTTCAACCAGCGCAACCCGCTGAGCCCGCGCTGCGCCACGGTGAAGTGCTGGACCTTCAAGGCCAATTGACCCCGCCCGGGCGCGGCAACGCCAGGGCATCAACCCCAAGGAGAAGCACCATGCAAACCAACCACGACGACGACTTCTACAGCCCGAGCCGGCGCGAAACCCTCGCCACCCTGCTCGTCAGCGGCCTGACGCTGGCGGTACTGATCGGCGCCGGCTACTTCGTCCCCTCACTGCTGGCCCTACTGGCCCGCTAACCCAACGCCCAGGCGCGGCAACGCCTGGGCCAACCCAAGGAGAAGCATTGTGACCGAGCAGACCATTGACGAACTAAATCTGCAGCTGGCTTTCGACGACTGGGCAAGGCCTCGCGGCTACGAGATGGCCACCGACGACGCCGGCAACTTCAACAACCTGGAAACCCGCAACGCCTGGCTCGGCTACGAGGCCGCCCACGGCCCGGATGGCGTCCGCCAGAGCGGGCAGCAGCTGTACGCCAAGATCAAGAAGTCCAGCGAATACGCCCACCAGAGCGACAAGCTCTTCCAGGTGCGTGTCACCAGCGCGCCCTACAACGACTACGTCGTTCACGGCGGCCCCGGCGGGGTGTATCGCCTGCGAGACGTGAGTTTCTACGTGATCGAGGACGGCCAGCAGTACCGCCTCAACTGACACCGGCCAAGCCGGAAAAAAGAAGGCCCCGG